GCGCGCACGCAGTGGATGCCCGCTGCGCGCAGCGCCTGCAGCACCATTTCGATCAGCTGCTCCATGGGTCCTCCCTTCCGCCCTCGACGCACAGCCCCCACAAAAACAGCTCCGCGTCGTCAAACACGATCATGTCCGCGCGGCGCACGAGGAAATAGCGCCCCGCAAGATACAGATGCTCCGCGCCCCGGATGTCCAGCTCCGGCGGCCCGATGTAAAGGAACTGCCCGCGCGGCACCTCGCCGCCCGTCGGGATCATGTGGTCCATGTTCTGCCAGCTCCGCGAGGTCACGGGCTGCAGGAAGGCCCGCACGATCTCCGTCCGGTCCGGGAACACCGCCTGCACGCTGCTGCCGTAGCGCCGGATGAGGGCCGCGATGCGCCGCTTCATGCCCGCACCCCCACAAAGCAGGTGTCCGGCTCCATCCACGGTGTGAGCATGTAGAGCGCGCCGCGCACCATGGAGTCGCCGGGGTCCTTCAGCCGGAGCGAGACCTGCCCGGCGTCAAAATCCGTCACGCCCTGCGCCTGCGCCGAAAGCAGCGTCGACGCGGCAACGAGGGCGGCGGCCATCACGAAGCACTCGCGGCACTCCTTCTCCGGGTCGACGTCCCGGCGGAGCCGGGCACGAAGCCCGGCCTCCGCTGCGGTGCACAGAGCGGGGAGCAGCTCCTCCTCCGTGCCGAGGATGCGCACGGCGGCCGCCGTGATCTCCTCGCTCATGCCCGTCATACCTCGAGCACCTTCGCCGCCTCCGTGCAGATCTTGCCGAAGCCGGAGATCGACGTGATGGCCGCGCGCTCGAGCTGGCGGTCAATGAGCTTGTCATATTCCACGCCGACGTCGCCCGCCTGCACCATTTCGAGCGCATAGCGGCGGTCAAAGGCGAGGATGCAGCCGTCCGCCATGGCC